TGGTGATGCGATGAAGGGTTTCGCTAACGTTGCAGGTTCTTTAGTAAAGGCTTTGCCTGCTTTGATTGCTCTAAAAGGTATTTTGATGTTAGCTAGTGCAGGTAAGTCTCTCGCTAATCTTGCTCAGGCTGTCGGTCTGATTCAAGCTAAAAGCGCTGCTAATGCTTTGCCAGGAGTTGCTGGGGCAGGTGTGGCTTCAGTATTGGTTACTGGTATTGCTGCGATTGCTGCAACTCAGTTTGCTGCCGCTGTTGCTTCTGGTATGGCTGATGCTTCAGTTAAGAATGAATTGGCTAAGAAGGGTTTGAGTGTTACTACTGCTCCTGCTGTTTTTGGCCCCAAAGGTGAGGTTATGGCTATTCCTACTACTGGAGATGTTCATGACTTATTCGGTTTCAAGGCTGAAGCAGCTGCGAATAGCCAGAATCAATCAATTTTCAATATAACTGTTACTAATTCTGATCCTAAAGCTGTTGTTGATGCCCTAGCGAAATATGTGAAAGCCAATGGCAGTTTGCCTTCAATCTTTACTACAGGTAGAGCACGCAGATAATGTCTTTGCCAACTCACCTTATTGAATTGCAGTTTGGTGCTTCAGGCTGGGTTGATGTTACTTCTGTAACAAATAACGTTTCAATCAATAAAGGTATTTCAAGACAGTTAGATGATTATTCTGCAGGTACCTTCTCTATCTCTTTTACTAATAACGATAGAACTTTTGACCCAACAAATACTAGCTCTATTCTTTGGTATGGGGTTGGGGGTTATTGTATTGTGCAACCTGGAGGCAGGGTTAGAGTTTCTGCTAATGGTATTAGGCGATTTACTGGTTTTATTCAGTCTTGGGATTTTACTTATGATCAGGCTGGGTTTGATGGTAACGCTACTTTGTCTGCTTTGGATGAAATGTTTAGAGTTTCTAATGCCCGATTTAGTGCAGGGTTTGAGCCTTTAGTTCAAGATACTGGTTCTCGTTTCAAGCAGGTTATGTCTGCGAATGGGTTTGATTCTTCTGAGTATTCTTTAGTCAATTATGGGCGAACTATTGTTGGAGCCGATGTCCATAATGAGGGAGATAATGTTCTTTCTTATTTGCAGAATGTTGCTCGCTCTGAACCTGCCGATTTGTTTGCTAATGCTTCAGGTGTCATGGTTATGAAGGATAGAACTTTTGGCACTGTTGTTTGGAATCCAACTCTTGTTAGACAGAATCAGATCGCTTATCCTTCGGCAATCACTGGAGATACTACTGACTGGTTCAATGGTAATGGTTTAGGTAATGGTTGGATAAATGATTATCAGGCTTCGACAGCAACTTTCTTCAGTTATGGCGGAACCTCAAACGCTGCTCAAATATATTCTTCAGCAAACATCACTTATTTTCAATATGTTGATGTCAATCAAACTAAATACAATCCAACTAATGCGACTGCTCAGTCTTATGTTTTTTCAGCTTATTTCAAGGGCAACGCTCTTGCTTTGACTGGTAATGGTTTGAATGGTTCTTTTGCTTTGCTAGATTCTGCCGGCAACACTATCAACAGCGGTGGTGGTTCGGCTTTGGCCATAAACATTACTGGAACCTCAAACGCTACATGGTATTTGATGCGTGGAACCGCTTCAGCTTCAACAGGTATTGTGGCTGGCGTAAACATTAGAGTTTCTTCTCCTGGTACTGCCTCAACAACTAGTCAATTTGTTGGCCATAACTGGCATGTAGAGAACGCTTCAACTTTCGATGGCAACTATTTTGATGGCTACTACAATCCTTATACTTCGACTGCTTCAACTGTTTATGTGAACGCTTGGGCAGGGCTACCTTGGCAGTCATTTTCAGGGGTTATTAGGAGCGTTTCTTCGGCGATTGCTGCACCAACTATTTTGACTTTTGCAGATCAGAACTCTCAGGGAACTGCTTATGGTAATGGAACTGCTTTGCCTTTTACTGACTTGTATTTGGCTTATGGTGGTGAGCAAATGTATAACAGCATTTCGGTTGTTGGCGTGAATGCTACTGCTACCGCTAAAGATACTGCTTTGATTAGTCTTTATGGTTTGCGTGAATGGGCTCAAACCGACAATTTGACTACTACTTTTACTCAACCGCAAACTATCGCTAATAACTATCTTTCAGCGTTCAAATACCCTGAATACAGGGCTCAAGAGATAACTGTTGCTTTAGAGGGTTTGACTACTGCTCAACAGAATAAAGTGTTGGCTATCGAGCTTAGAGATGTTATTAGAGTTTGTTTCCAACCTTCTGCCATCGGCTCTGTTATTGACAAATATTATGAGATTTTGGCGATAGATAGTCAGACCGATAATGAGAGACATCACATAAAGTTTAAGGTTGCCTCTCTTGAACATATTGCTTCTTTCTAGGTTATTTTTGAGATAGTAAACTAGGGTTTTAGGAGACCTTTTATGTTGATTTGCAGGAATACTGATTGTGCCGGTAATGGTGTGGAGATGACTGCTGATGCCTGAACCTAAAGTAACTAATCAAGATTTGCTTTTGCAGATTGTTCGAGACATCGAGATTCTGAAGGCTAACTCTATTCAGATTTTGCAGGCCTCTCAAGATCATGAAACAAGGATTAGGGACTTGGAGAAGCAATCTAATCGGACTGCTTGGATTCCTGCTTTGATTACTGCGGTTGTTACTTCTGTTGCTGTTTTTTTGATTAGTAAAGGATTGAAATGATTAACCCTGGAACCTATAACATTACTTGCTATCAGGGTGCAGATTTTGATAGGACTTTTACTATCACTCAGTCAGGTACAGCTCTAAACCTAACTGGCTATACCGCTTCTATGCAGGTGCGTGAAGCAGCCGACTCAACTGCTTACCTGCTCTCTCTTACTTCTGGCACAGGCATTACTTTGGGGGGTACCGCTGGAACTGTTGCTGTTGCGATTACTTCTGCTCAGTCAAGTGCTATTCCTGCAGGTTCTTATGCTTATGATCTGGAACTTATTGCTGGGGCTGGTTCGGTTACTCGCCTTCTGCAGGGTGCTTTCAATGTTTCAGGGAACGTAACTAGATGAGTGATGTAGTTGTTTCCGTTGTTGAATCTACTACCTCTGTAACTGTTAGTGAGCAGAGTGTAGCAGTTGCTATTACTGAATCTCCGACTGTTGTTTCTACTGCCACTGTTGGTTTGCAAGGTATTCCAGGTGCTAAAGGCGATACAGGCGCTACAGGTGCCACAGGTTCCACAGGTGCTACTGGAGCAACGGGTGCGACAGGTGCTCAGGGTGTTGGTTATTCAGGTATAACTTCTACTTCTTCTATCCCTATTGGTTCTGGGCTCAAGACTTGGACTGTTTCTAGTGTTGGTGCTTTTGTGCCTGGTATGCGTATTAGGGCTATTCACACTAATTCGACTACTGATTGGATGGAAGGCCCTGCGAACGTTGCTTCGGGAACTACCATCATTATTACTGTTGATAAATACTCTGGTTCGGGAACTCACACTTCTTGGACTTTTGCTGCAACAGGTGAAATAGGGCAGACAGGTTCAACAGGTTCGACAGGTGCGACAGGTACAGCTGCAACAATTACCGCTGGAACTGCTTCGGTTCTTGCCTCGACTGCGATTCCGACTGTAACTAACACTGGAACTAGTTCGGCAGCAATCTTCAACTTTGGTATTCCGGCAGGTCAAACAGGAGCCACAGGTGCCACAGGTGTTCAAGGGTTGACTGGCCCGACAGGCCCTTCAGGTGTTATCTCTGTTACAGCCCCAATAACTAACACAGGAACATCCAGTTCAGCAATTCTAGGTTTAGATCAGACTGGACTAAGTATTCTCAAGAGTCAAGTTTCAGATTTCACTTCTGGAACTGTTACTTCGGCTGGAACTGCTCAACAGGCTGGAACAGCGGTTTATTCCACTAGTTCTGGTTCGGCTTTGAATGCTGGAACTGCTGTAAGCCTCTCAGGTTCCATAACTAAGTCTCAAGTTAGTGATTTTACTTCTGGAACTGTGGCTGTTGCAACTAATGCTTCTACTGCTACCTATGCGACTACTTCAGGAACAGCTTCTTACTCAACTACTTCTGGAACTGCGGTTTATGCGACTAACTCTGCTACCGCTGTAAACGTTTCTGGTTCGGCTATTACTCGCTCACAAATTAGCAACTTTGCTTCTGGAACTGTAACAACAATTTCAGGCTCTATAACTAAATCTCAAGTTTCCGATTTTACTTCTGGAACTGTTGCTTCGGCTACTGTTGCTGGCACTGCCACTTATTCGACAACCTCTGGCACTGCAACTTATTCGACTACTTCTGGCACAGCTGTAAGCATTAGCGGTTCTATTACTAAGTCTCAAGTTTCAGATTTTACTTCGGGAACTGTCGCTAACATCTCTGGAACTGTCGCTGCAACACAGGTAACAGGAACAGCAATTGTTGTCGGATCTTCTGCCCTAGTCCCTACTGGCGGAACTGCAGGCCAAGTCTTAAGCAAGGTGGATTCAACAAACTATAACCTTACCTGGACAACCCCAAGCTCAGGTGGAGGCTCGTCTATCATTACAGGTAACGTAAATAAACCTTTGACTGGTTATTATTACACTCCTTACATTTATGACGCCAATAACGTCTCTTATTCATTTTCAGGCTTAAACACTACATTTGCTATTCCTTTTATGACTTCTACAACGAAGACTGCTACTAAAATTGGTGTATATGTTGTTGTGGCTGCTACTGGTGGTGTTGCTCGTTTGGGTATTTATTCAAACTCGGCAACCGAAGATTATCCTGGCTCATTGTTGTTAGATGCTGGAACTATTTCACACGCTACAACAGGTTTCAAACAAATAACTATTTCGCAAAGTTTAACTGCTGGAACTTTGTATTGGTTGGTAATTTTATCAACGACTGGAAACGCGAACTGTCTTGGTGCTGGCGATTATTCAAACTCGCCATTTATGCCTGTTGCTACAAACGGAGGTTCTTATAGTCAATACCGACAAACTTCAACAACATCATTTCCAGCATCATTTACTGCAACCAAGGACCCGCTTAGTCAGGCTCCGCTTATTTTCTTAGGATTCTAATGGCATTACAAATCACATATGGCGAAGGCGGTTACTGCGATAACTGCGACAACACTCATGATCACCCATTACACAACATTATTGAACAAACCGAAATTGAGGATTCGCAATCAACAGACAAACAACAAGCTCGAGAATCTGCGTATAGGAAGTTGCAAGCTCTTGGGCTTACCGATGATGAAATAAAGGCTTTGCTGGGCTAAATACTAGAGATTTACTTACAGAATCTCATAACAACCCATAATTTAGAATTAGGGTATGACCGCAATTTATATTGAACCTTTTAGCCCTAAACTTCGTGGAGACGAGTTTGGCAA